GGCGCTACATACGCTTCACACAGCTTTGCACACTCTTCGCGTTCGGCTGCTGCAACTAGCTTGGCGAAATGCTCAAGCTCAGATTGAAACATTTCCATGACGGGTGTTAGCTTTGCCTCGTCTGCCCGTTTAATGATGTGCTTTGATTCATTAGCGATTCGGTCTGCCTCTGCTGCTTGACATAGGTCAGGATCCAATCTGAAACCTGCACCAAAAATTAGCGGGATGGGGTCGTAGTCGGTCCCCTCGGCTTCCTGTATACGCCCTTGCAGATCCAGGCATTTGTCGTGTAGATCCATGACTTTTGCATAAAGATCTTGGCCTTGCTCTTGCATCGCGTTGTGCTCTTTTTTCAGGTCGTTAATTTGTTTTGGTGTCATTTCTTCCCTTTCTTTGCTGTACTGAAATACTGTTTAGATCGATAGCTTGCCACCCGCATTTCAAAACAGGATGCGAAGAAGCCCAGGGTGCACAGCGTGATCAATCCGTCTGCCAGTTCTGCAAATCCTTGGGCAATCCCAAGCAGGTGAGATGCGCGTGTCGGGTGTCTCCAGCGGTAAATCACTTACTCCCCCTTGCTCTGATTTTTTCCGCTAACCGCAACGCTTTTTCTTCCTCGCACAGCTTCGCACACTCTTCGCGCTCTGCTGCTGCGACTAGCTCGGCAAACTTTTCAAGCCTCTCAATGTATCTATCATTGAAATTCTCGAAATGGACACGCGCTTCTTCTGCCATCCTGATGATGTCGTCCTGGGTCATGTGCTTGCCTCCACTTGATAGTCTTTGAACACAGTTCCGCGACTGGCATCGCCCACCTTGCAGGGCTTCACCCAGACGTTCTTCCCGGTCTTTAGCCTACGCAAGTGACCGCGACGGTCATGTAGTCGAGGGCTTGCGTGAGTGCCTCCTTGAGGTTCGGCCCTGGACTGGGCAGGCTTGATCGTGACCGTGTGCCAGTCATACGATGGAAGTTTCCCCTCGGCCAACTTGCGACGGTTCGTAAAGGAGTCTTTGACGGTTGGCCGGTACGCATCGCACCCCCTGGACATCGATGCGATCCACGCGGTGACCAGCCCCAGCACCATGGCCGCGTCCTCTTCCTTAACAATCTCGTTTTCGTCCACGGCCCCGTAGCGCACAACATCGTCCTCCACTAGATAGACGATGGTCGGCAGCGCTCGCGGCAGTTGACCGTGCGGGCCTTTCCAGACACTGACCAGCACCCCCTCGGCGGGGTCATTGCCAACGATCATCATCATGCAGTCATACACAGCGTGGTTCTGCGATTTGCCGCGCCACAGCACCATGCACTTCTCAAACGGCGGGCGGCATTCTCGAAGCCAACTCACCTCTTGCCCTTGGCTGAGATCAACCCCGGTAATGTCAAACCAAGAAAGCTCAACAGGATCGACATCGGAGGAAGGAACTTCGAACATCCACTTCATCGTCTCGCGGATAAGTGATGTAGTCATATCATCCTCCTTAGCGTTGAGCAAAACCCATGCGGCGCATGCCTAGCTCGATCAGCATGGCGGCGTCCTCAAGGCCGTTATCACTACTGCTCATGGCGGTTGCCCACTCTCCCCCTGTGCGTTTGCCCACAATGCCAACGCTTATGACATTCCCCGCTTTTGCTTCTTTGAGCCAAGACTCCAGCAGGTTAATGGCGTCTTGTGTGTGCGGGCTTGCCACCTTAATGAACGGCTTCACGGTATCTGTCATCCCTGCCCCCCAATCTTGTTAATAATCGCCCCCAGATCAGGGCTTTCCCACATATCCAACCGGCCCGACCGATCCTTAGCTAACCAGACACCATCTCCATCGCACATCAGTGCTCGCTGAGTGTTACCGTCGGCGTCTTTTTCAACACGTAGGGCCAAGACTTCATCAAAAAAGTAGGGCAGCGCCTGGCCGGTCTTGTTGCCTGGCATTGAAGGGCTGTACATCATCTTTGCCAGCTCGTCTTGGCTCTTCTCCAGCTTCGCACTCATGTAAACATGGCGCCCAGGCAGATCCCGAAAGGCTCGGATCACATCGGCCATTTGCTCCTGCATAGAACCGTAAGCGGCCCTCGGGTCTTTGTTGTGCTTTTTCTCATAGTTCAGCACCACCTCGGCAATCTCCGAGATAGAGTCAATCGCTACTGACTGGAAAGCCTCGGCCTCCTTTGACTTTGTAAGCCACTCATAGGCTTCTCGCAGCTCATCCATGGAGCTGATCTCAATGAAGGGCACGTCGGCCCCGGCGATTGATAGGAGACCGCCTTCGGCAGATAAAACTACAGGGCTGGGAAGCGTAGGGATAAGGGAAGTCTTGCCTGCGCCAGCAGCGCCATATACGAGGAGCTTTACGCCCGATGCGGCCAGTTGGCCTGTGGTTTTGAGATTGATAGCCATTTTTATTTCCTTGTTCTTGAGTTGTTGACGGTGCCGTCGCCATTTCCGAAGCCGTAGACGTGGCCAAAGCCGTAGCTGTAGCCGTAGCCGTCGCCGTAGCCATAGCCATCTAAAAAGCCGTAACCGTCGCCACTTCCGAAGCCGAAGCCAGAGCCGTCGCCGTCGCCGTAGCCGTCGCCGTAGCCGTCGCCGTAGCCGTCGCCAGAGCCGTCGCCGTCGCCAGAGCCGTATCCAACGGGATAAAACATCACAGACCCCAAGCGTCGTGAACGGGTACGCAGAAAATCTCAGCGCCTGCGGGCATATCCACATCAGCAATCGGACGGAGGTCGGCGCTGGCGGTCTCGCACATCTTGGCGAAACCAATGTTCTCCCACTTAAATACGTGCACAGCGCGTGAGATTCGGATACGTCCGTTTTCACGCGCCACGTCGCCTGCAAAGATCCAACCTCGATCAACGACGACCACAGCGCGGGTGCCTGTTGGCCGGGGGGTTACCGCTTCAGATGCGGGGATGTAGTCAATACCGTTAAGTGTGATTTTGCTCATGATGATTTTCTTAAAAAGGCGCCGGTGGCGCAGGTGGTAGAGGTTCCTGACGGAACGGGGTTTTGGGTGGAGGGGGCAAAGGCACCCCCTTGTAAGTAGGGAAGGGCCAGTTATGGGGGACTTTTATGATTGTTCTCCGGTTGCTTTTGCGATTGCTGCTCGGGCCATTTCTGAACCGCGCGTTGTGTAGCCCTGAGCCACTTCAAGGCATGCTGCCAGCAGCTCGGGCGCAGCGGAGATTAGGCGGGCGTCGTGCTCTGAACAGACCGCGACTTGAATCCAATACTGAGGTCGCCCATCAATTCCCACGTTCCAGTTATATAAAGGGCCCGCTTTTGGGTCTTGACGGATTGCCCAAGGCCCAGGTGTGTGCTTGCTCAAAATGCCACCTCGTTTTTCATGTGGTCCGTGTAACCAACTGCAAAATCCACGGCTTCGTCCATTGTTTCAACAGTGCCAAGAAACGAGCGTTTGCTTGGGTAATCTGAAGACCACAATGTTATATACGCGCCAGTCTCACTTGCCCAAACTTTGTAAAACCGATCTTGATGAATCAATTCCATGCTTTTCTCCTTGACGGGGGCCGAAACCCCCATGAAATCATTTGGATGTGGTCTTGACGCTGTAAACAGCCGTGGTCTTGGTGTGCTCTGCCACCACATCGGAACCGATGCCTTGAGAGGCGCAGAGTGCCTTCCAATCAGTGACCGAGCGATTGGATTCAATCACGGTACTACGGAACAAAACACCCTCGTGAACACCGCCGACTTCCTTCATAGCCTTTTTGATTGCATCTGCCTTTTCTTCAAGGATGGCAATCTCAGCAAGCAATGCGCCCAGTTGGTCGGCTTGGGTCAGTTGCAGGTCATTGTTCTTCATGGTGTTTCCTTGTGTGTCGCACCGTCAGGGGATCTGTTCGTGCGATGGGTGTATTGTGCGGGGTGTTTGTTAACTTGTCAACACCCCGCGTGCATTAAAACGTTACATCATCAATTTTGCAATGCACCCAGTCGCGGGCCCACTCTAGTGCGTCTAGCATGCAGTCGCATGTGCCAATCAGGGTAGAGCGGGCGGGGTAGTCTGATGACCAGATCAGAACGTAATCGCCCACCGTCGAGGCGTACACTTTATAGAAGCCTTCTTGATAAATCAGTTCCATTTTGCTATCTCCGTTTGGCTGCTTCGTCGGGGAATCCGTTCAAGCAGTGTTGACACTATAGTTCAGTCGGACGTATGATGTCAACACCACAACAAAACTTTCTTAACAATCATGCTTTCACTAGAACTCATTCGCGAACAGCTTCAGGACCGACGATTGACTGTCATTGCAGAGCGCACAGGCCTGCATCCCAATACGCTGCGCGACATTCGAAACAATCCGGAGTGCAATCCGTCTCACCGCGTGCTGGCGGCGCTGAGCACGTACATTGAAAGCAGTGCCGATTCGGTCCTGCGCCATGGCTGATTTATCCAAGATCTTAGGCGGCCCTTGGTCGCCCCCAGTGAGCCCAGTGCCCCAGGCACCGGAAATCCAATTTGCTGAAGCCATTCGGCGCGCGGGCTTGGAAGTGCCCGAGATCATTCTTGATGGAAAGCTGCGCAGGTTTAGGTCCACAGAGTCAAAGAAGTTTGATCGGTCAGGCTGGTACGTTGGTCACGCCGACGGCATTCCATGTATCACTTTCGGCTGCTGGCGTGAAGACATTACTCAGACCGTCAAGGCCGATGTGGGCGGGAAGAAGTGGACACCCGCAGAAGAGATGGCCCACATTGCCCGGGTTGCTGCTGCAAAGAAGCAGCGTGACGCAGAAATAGAGCGGGATCGTTCTGTTGCTGCTAGCACAGTTGAAACGATCTGGTCGGGTGGTGTTCAAGCAAGCCCAGAGCATCCATATCTTAAGCGTAAGGGCATCGAGGCACACGGAGCCCGGGTTACGGGTGACGGGCGATTGATGCTGCCTCTCTTCAGCCCAGAGGGTGAACTCTCAAGCCTCCAGTACATTGATGATGCAGGCGGTAAGCTGTACCACAGCGGAGGCCAGACCGGAGGCATGTACTGGATGCTCGGCACCCTCGATCAGCCTGGAGTTCTTTACATAGCTGAAGGCTTCGCCACCGCTGCAACGATCCATCAAGTCACTAACCGCCCTTGCATCGTTGCATACAGCGCAGGCAATTTAGTTCCTGTCACCGGCGCACTGCGTGAGCAGATGCCCAGTCAAGAGCTAGTAATAGTTGCCGACAACGACCAGAGCGGCATCGGCCAGCGTTATGCCGAGCAAGCATCAGCAAAGCACGGGGCGCGTATGATCTTGATCCCAACGCCTGGGGATGCGAACGACTACGCTCAAGCCGGGAATGATTTACTCATGCTGCTCGTACCGCCCAAAAGCGACATTATCACAAAGCTCAAAGCCGTCTTCGGCGACGAGCTGGGCACTGAGTACGAAGCCCCAGATGAGCTGATTGAAGGTTTGCTCGTCATGGGGAGTCTTACGGTCACCTACGGCGATAGCAACAGCGGCAAAACATTTTGGGCGCTGGCCATGGCAGCTCATATCGCCATGGGCCGAGACTTCTGCGGCCGAAAAGTAGATCCCGGTCTTGTGGTTTACTTAGCAAGCGAGGCCCCCGGATCTATCCGCTCCCGTATGCAAGCAATGAAACGCTACTACGACCACGACCTAGCCGACTTAGCGATGGTGCCTTTGCCCATGAATTTTTATGAAGGCGATGAAGACGCAAACGATGTGGTTGCACTTGTCCAAGCCGTTTCAGAACTGAAAGGCAAGCCCGTCCGCCTGATCGTTGGCGACACTTTAGCCCGCCTAAGCGCAGGCGCAAATGAGAACTCTGGCGAGGACATGGGGCCAGTGATGGCTAGATTCGACAGAGTAGCCCAAGCCACCAACGCCGCCATGCACATCATCCACCACAACGGCAAAGACCAAGCAAAAG